CTCCGCAAACACGTTGCTCTGGTGGGGTGGGGAGTGGGAGGTCGAGCTAAAGGATGGCGGCCAGGTGCTCGTGGTCAGGCATCCGCTCTTGAAGTACGCGAATCTTTACCGGAGGGTGCGATGAGGTTGAATATGCTTCATGCCAAACGGCTTCGAAAACGCATTAGCAACAGGGTGCTGGAACGGGCATCGGATGCCCTCGAATCTCTGAAAGGGCTGCTATGGTTGCCACACATGTGTGGGGATACTACTGTTGACGGACACCTGATACTGCCAGGAGAATCCGATGACGGGCATTTGGTGCGGAGATGGGTGCGACTGTTCCACGGTGGCGGTAAGTCTAAATGGGCGCAGATGTGGATGTGCGACGAGATGGGGCACAAAACGGGCAACGCGCTGCTGCTGGGGCCCGATGAGTTGAGAGACCCTCGGCTGGCAGAGGCTGTTGCGGAGTGGGCGCGGCACCCGTACTACTACGATGGCTCCAAAGGGGTAACAGTGGGCTACGTCCTGCAGATGAAGGATGCGCGGGGAACGAATAGATTATGATTGCACTCTTCTCCTCAATCTGCCTCTTCTGCGGCTTGCCGCTCCACTCTACGCGCATGACGCCGGAGGAGTTCATGAAGGCGGCGAGTGTCGCTGGGCTAACTACGAAAGAGGCGAAGTTGGCTCTTGAGATCGCAACGAAGGAGAGCAATCTGCGCCCTTCCGCAAAGAACTCCAAGAGCAGTGCGGCTGGTCTATTCGGGCAGATGCAATCAGTGCACGGCAAGGTCTCGCCGTGCGCCGTCCAGCAGATTCGCTGGGCAGACAAGTACGCCACTTCGAGATATGGCGGCTGGTCAAGGGCGGCTGCCGCCAGAAGAAAGAAGGGGTGGTGGTAGATGGCACGGACGAAATCCCCATTGCAGTACTACGGCGGCAAGGCAAATCTCGCGAGGTGGATAGTGAGCCACCTTCCATACGGGAAGTACTATGTAGAGCCATACTGCGGCTCTGCTGCTGTCTTCTTTGCAAAAGACCCTCATCCAGCAGAGACTCTGAACGACATGGACGGCAGATTGGTCAACTTCTACAGGCACCTCGCTGACCCAAAGAAGTTCCCTGAGCTGAAGGCGATGATTGAGGCGACGCCGTATTCGAGAGCCGAGTTCAACAGGGCGAAGGCGATACTCGATGACGAGGGCGCAGACCCATTGGAGAGGGCGTGGGCTTACTTTGTAGCCAACATGCAGAGCATGAACGGCGGGTTATTTGCCTGGTCCTTCACAATCGGGACAATCAGGCGAGGCATGCCGCAGAGGGTGAGCGCCTATCTCTCTCACATCGAGATGCTCCACGCGGCTCACTGGAGGCTAAGGAGGGTGCAGGTTGAGTGCGACGATGCGCTGAAGGTGATTGCCAGGCACGATAGCAGCAGGACTGTCTTTTACATTGACCCTCCATACCTTGCAAGCACAAGGGTTGCAACAGATGCGTACGCCCACGAGGCAACCGATGACCATCATGAGCAGCTGATAGACTTGCTGCTGAACCTGAAAGGCAAGGCTGTGCTTTCAGGCTACGACAACGACGTGTACAGAGTTCTTGAGGAGAATGGCTGGGAAAGGCACGAGAGGAGAACCAAGGCATACGCTAAGGTTTTCCGTAAGGGCAAGAGGGCAAATCGCACTGAGATTCTATGGGTGAAGCGATAATGAGTATTGTTCGGTGGTTGACTGACGAAGAGTGGAGAACCATGCCTGCCTACCTAAGGGCATTGCATGTAGCAGCTCAAGAGCACGCCCTCTACGGAGATAAGAACCTCGAGATTATCGGTGCCAACAAAGGGCCACAAATCAAGAAGTACGCGTCTGCTGTAGGAATGAGTGACGGCCATCCTTGGTGCGCCATGTTCATTGCGTGGTGCCTAAAGAAGGCGGGATACGAAGTGAGCCGAGACATGACCTCTGCGTGCAACATCCTGCATAAGCTGGGCAAGCCTGTACCCCCAATGAGGGGTTGCATAGGTGGCTGGTGTGACGCTAAAAAGTGGCAAGGGCACGTCTTCTTTGTTGTAAAAGTCCACAAAAAGCTGGGATTCACATACGTGGACACAATAGAAGGCAACACAAACGTAGAGGGGAGCAGAGATGGCGTGGGTATATTTCGTAGAACCCGAAGGGTCACAAGAAATATGAGGTTCGTGGTTCTATGAACTTGGAAGACACATCTGTTGCAGCATTACTTCTCGGGCTAGCCGTGATTCTGTCTAAGATACTGGACAAGGCAATAGACAAGATAACAGGCAATGGATGCGCTGAGAACAATGCAAGGTTGGGCAAGGCTATAGAGGCTGTATCTCACGCGTCGTCTACCACAGTTGAGATTCTAAAAAGCCATAGTCAGATCATGCACTCCATGGCTGAGATGATCAAGGAATCCTCAAAGGGAGTGGATGTGCTGGTGAAGCAGCACTCAGCGACAGACCACGCAGGCAGGCCCATCTGGTGGGCGAGGGACATTGCGGAGGACATCCAGAAGTTCAAGGAGAACGAAAAGCATAAGACGAGGTTGCTGGATGACCTGGAAGTCATAATGAGGAAAAATATCGAGTTGCTGGAGAAGATGTCTGGTGCGAGGTAAAATCTGCGCAGGAGAAACGTCTATTCTAATATGAAGGAGTGGTATCAGTCAAAGACTGTGTGGGTTGGACTGCTTGCTGCCTTGCTGGGATTCCTGGAGCAGGTGCAGCGCATTCCTGAGCTCCCTCCCGCCTTTGTTTCCGTTCTTGGCGTTCTCATTGTGCTCCTTAGGTTTCTTACCAGGTCACCCGTTGCAACTCCGTGGAGGAAAAAGAATGATTGAAGCTCTTGCTGCATTTGCAATATTGCAAACCCATGATATCTCCCCGACTGTCATTGTCCAGAAGGACGCTGCTTATCCTGCCATCTCTATCCAGTTGTGGTCTGACTCAGAATTGGCGTTTTTCGGGCTTAGACCAAGCGTAGACGCCCTTCTGGGCTACGACCCCAATCCAGATAGGGAAAACCTCCAGTTGGGCTATTCTTTGGTTTTGAACAAGCCAGTAACGCCGAACACCACTGTGTTTGCGGGTGTTGGCAAGCTTGGGCCTATTGGCGAGTGGAGGTTCGAGAATGCAGGGAAGGATTTGGCTCTGGTGTTCGGGGTCAGGCTAAAACTTTAGTTCGTTCATCTCCTCTCTCCTCCTCACCGATAGGGGCGCCTTTTCTCCTGGGGCGCCCCTCACTCTTCTTCGGTTGAGGATATGACTATCCAGAAAGGTGCTGTTACGTGGATGTATCCTTCTTTGTCCACCTTGATAAGCCCAAAAAGTTCCAGGCCTTGAATCGCGCGGTTGATTCCCGAGCGGTCAAGGCCTGTTGCTTTTGCTATTTGAGTGCGGACTAGTTTGCAGTAGCCATGAGATTCTATCTCCCTCATGGCGTGCATGAGAACCTTTATGTGGCTTCCGTAAAGTTCTCTGATGCTTCTAGGGAGCATTTGTATGTGACCCCGCTGTCTTTATAGACGAAGAAGCAGGCTGACTCTTCTTCGTCAAAGAAGATTCTACCGCTCTTCCCGTGCAGCGTTGGCCAGTCAGGGTCATTTACAACGACGATGTCTCCGTTACGTTGCTCGCTTGAAGCCTTCTTGGTGGCTTCTTTCTTGTGCTTTTCCCAGTCGTAGAGGGTGGCTCCTCCAGAGAAGATGGCATCAAAGAACGGGGGGGCTTCTCGGTACACCTCTGCCGCCATGTCAACGTATCTCTTGCTCACTCCCATGCTGGAGCAGGCTACTCCCTGTGCAGATGTGTAGGACATCTCTCCGTTTTGGGAAATGGCGACAGCCAAGAGGTGAGCAACGCAGGCGATTTGCGACTTGTTCATATGCCGTCGGTGCAGGTTCCTGGAGATGACCAGTGATTCCACGGAACCATGCTTTTCTGGGGAGTACCTGACGAATCGTGGTGTCACCCCAGCCATCTGACAGGCTTCCAATCTATTCCGCCCGTCAATGATGAGCATGTTGTCTGGGTCAATGATGATGGGTTCTTGGAGCCCGTTGGTGGCAATGTCTTGTGCAAGTACCGACAGCTCCTCCTCGTCCATCATCGGGAAGATGTTGGCTACTGGATGTGGTTTCAGCTCTGATATGTTCATTTGTTCACCTCTCTTTTGATGAGTTCGATGAGTTGTTTGGTAGACATCTCCCCAACCTTCTTTCTGTACTTAGTTCCCTTCGGTTGAGGAGCTTTGTCTCCAAGCCTATCTGCCGGGGAAATGGGCATGTAGATGACGCCGTCTTCCCCGAATAGCAGCGGGTAATAACCCGGAATCGGCATCTTCCCTCCAAGTGCCTCTTTCAGCCCAGACACAGATAGCCTGGCACTTGTAGGAGGATTCAAGAAGGCTATCTTCTTGTATGTCTTCCCTGGAGGGTTGTCTGCCTGCACGATTCGGAAGGCAATCGTCATGTCTTCTGGGGAGAGTCTGGCTGTAGAGTAGTAGGAGCCACCCCCCTTGAGGCCGATTGCCTCCAAGGCAGACTTGTTGAGTCTGACGTAGTACTCGTTGTACTCGTCGAAGCAGGCTGCAGGAGTATCGTACAGCCTGCCAAACGGCTCAATTTCCCTATCTCCGAGTTGAATGAACTCTTTCATTTCTTCGTGATTATTGCCTCCGTAATAGTTTTAGGTCTCAGCAGTATGCCGTGCTTCTTCATCTCTTCCATGAGCTCCTTCTTCGGGATGCCCAGGAAGAGAGCGATTTCGAAGACGCTTTTCCTCGCCCAGTTCACGAGGTCGGGGATAGCGTCAAGTACAGCTTCGGGAACCTTCCCGTGTACTTGTCTTGTGCCAATCACCTTCAGAGGGTACATGTCCTCCCAGCGAGGCATCCTTTTCAAGTCGGAAGTTCTGCTCATCGTACTCTCCGAGTTCTCGGCTCGGTCGGCTCACCGCCGGTGCCGCCGTCATGCGAATATGGTTGCGCTTTGGCGGATAACCAAGCCTTACCAAAGCATACCCAAAACACATAAGGAGAAGTCAAGAGATGGAATTGGAAAACATTCAGAGTGAGATCGTCAACGGCCTCGATATCGTGGGGCCTGACGCACTTCGTGCGTGGGGCAAGGAAGCGTACGGAGTGATTGAGGTCATGGAAAAGAAGAGTCCATGCGCTGACGGAAGCGCATTGTCTGCCATGGAAAGCATCCGAGACGCCTTTCATAGCGCAGCGGATGTCATGGAAGACATTGCGAAAAAGGCACAAGAAGGCGGTCATGGGCTTGCGGTAAAGGCGGTTGTGATGTCTGCATTTGCGACAGCAGCGCGCCTTCGTTATCAACTGTCTGGGCTTGCCCTGTCGCATGTGCTCGACGAACAAGAGCAAACATATAGGGCGATGTCCATGTATCTGTCTGCACTCGCCGTGTTCCTTCAAGGAACTCTCGAAGCAGCAAACATTGTGAAGGAGGAAAACTAAATGTCGAAGAAACACGTTAGCTTGGAATCTATCAGACGAGCAGTGGAGGTCGCTCCAGTACTCTTGTACGGGCCTCCAGGTGTTGGAAAGACGTACCTTGCCAAGCAAGTTCTTGGTTATGACACTCCAACCATGTGGTGTATGCCGTCCGATGGTCGCCCCGAAGCTATGGGGCACTGGATAATCGGACAGAACGGCACGTTTGAGTTCCATAAGGGGCCGCTTGCCCTTGGTATGGAACAAGGGCGTGTCATTATCAACGAAGCGGATAAGGCTGGCGATGAGCTTTTGGTTGCACTCTTGTGGGCTTTGGATGACCAGTCTATCAGGGCAATCGTAACCATGAATGGCGAGCCTAATATGCTTCATCCTGCATTGCAGTCTCGCCTCCCAATAAAAGTACACGTTGCAACGTGTACCCAAGGGCTGATTGACCACATTCAATGTAGGTTGGAGTCTATTGCAGCCGTAAAGGCTGACTCCAAGCATGTTCTGGAAACTATTACCAGCCAGATAGAGGCTGGCGATCTCGACCCAAGGGAAGTGTTGGCATTCCTGAAAGCCGTAGAGACGGCTAATAAGGAGGCAGCCGAACTAATGTTCGGTAATGGGGCTATTCGTGCCCTATACGCGACCCTGAGGGGTGAAGACATCACCGAAGACTAATCTAATGGGGCTGCCTTGTAATAGGCAGCCCCACACAAGGAGATTAAAGAGATGAACAAAACACCGAAAAGATACTACAAGCCAATTCTGCCAACCATGTCATTGGATGGTGTGAATCATCCAGTTGCAATCGCGATGTACATGGGACACGCAGAAATCATCGAGTGGCCATTCTTGTGTGCCTATCGCGAATACATCAGGAGACACCATCCTGATTTCGCGAGCTCTATGTTGCCTGCTGCTGCCGCAATGGTGGCATCAGAATATGTAACATGGGGCGACGAGCTTACTCAATCCAAGGAATACGTCTACGCATGTCTGGACAGTGAAGAACTGCGTTCTGGGATGCCTAACGAGCTTGTTAGGCTTCTAACGGCAATGACTCAGGCGAGATATGAGGAGTACAGACTCGTCAAAAAGGCAGCCAAGAACCCAAGGGGAAAGTATATGCGAGAGCTCATGCTTCTCTTGGCGAAGAAGGCTGGCCTTACAGATGAAACGCAGAGCCGCCCAGGTAAGAAGCGCACAGCGGACTGTAGTAGCGGCAATGGCTGGCTACCTATAAGGGAGATAAGCCTTGACCGCGACACACGAGCAAGTATGAACACGAGATACATGCCAGCATATGCTGGCATCCAACCCATGCCTTCTCGGGCAGCCATCGGAATACTTGGTTACAAGTGCTTCAAGAGGCGCCAGAAGTACAACAAGGTCGCGGTACTGATTGACCTATCAGGCTCCATGTATGACTTCGTACAGGAGTGCGCGTCTCTTGCGCTTGGAGACCCTAAGTACGACGTGGTGGTGTATGCATCTGACCCCAAATATGGCAACGTTGCCAGACTCGTTGTAAATGGCACGATGCCTGGGAAGTTAAAGACCGCCACTATAGGCGACTATGTGCGGAATCTTGTCTATAGGTTAGGCGGGGAGAACGAAGCAGACGGTAACGCCATTCGGTGGTTTGCCGACCAGTATCCTGGTGTTAGGAAGTACTGGGTTAGCGACCTCGAAGTGTTCCCACCTGGATACAGTAGAGAGTGGGGACAAAAAGACTGCTTGGATGTATGCAGTAGGCACGGCATCATTGTGAGAAAGATTGACGAGAACACGAAGCCTGAACAAATATGGAGGACAATCAAATGAAATGCAACATTGAAGGATGCAACTTGTTTCCTATATACGGCGACCGTTGTATGAGACACAAGGCGCAAGCACCTGTTCTCATGCCGGTACTTGAGAATGGAATCGAGGCGCTTCTAACGCATCAGTGCGTTATGTACAGCGCCCTTGGCATGGTTGACCTGATAAAAGGGTACGACATTCAAATGGCCCTGCCGATCTCCATGAGATGGCATAGCCAGTTGCATGCCGTAATACCAGACTTCTCGGAGCCAGGCGATATCGTATCAGGCCCTATAGCAGGTCCGCTGCACTTGAGAAGAGATGGCAGGGTTGCCTTGATGGCATACGCTGGATACCTTGGTGATGACGGTATGGTGCATGACGCGAAAGTCATAAACACGCAGGGTATTTCCAAGGATTACGGCGATTTGCCTGCAACCAGAGTCCATCATTACATGCTGCGCAGCATCTCTTCAATGGACGCTGCGACGCATTTGTACAACCTTGGTATGCCAACCGGAGTAGTGTATGCGGATGGTAGCGTGGACATATGGGACGAAGGCGGTTCCTATCCAGAAATGGATAACAAGTCTGGCGACAAACAATATGTTCACGCTAAGTTTGACACCATATCCATGAGCTTCACCATTGCCGCTGAGCGCGGTCATGGTGTTGCATCCGTGAGGATGGATATGAACGGAAATTCCATCCCTGTGCTCTACATACCAGGGATGGACAAGTACGGCTCGCCAAGGTGCGTTGGCTACATGTTTGCCAATGATGGAAATACTGTAGGCGAGATTGGCAATGCCATATCCGATGAAAAGCCTGGGGATATATATCCCTGCGCCCATGGCAACACCTTCATCAGGAACTACACTGCCATGGTTGGCAGTGAGATTCCGTTGTTGCGGAACTTTGTTTTCGCTATGGGAGGTTTGCAATGGGAAGACGGCCCGTATGTTGTAGATGCTACGGAAGTACTGTGTACCGTTGTGGAGGGCGGACGTGAGTCCGCATTTGCCACACCGGTATACGGTGCCAAGATAAGTGGCGAAAGCGTGGAAAATCTATGCAAGGATGACGAGCTGACCCATGTGGCAGCTCGGGCTGCATGGGATATGGCATCCATGTACGCTATCCTTGAAGAGCACTGCGTTCTAATGTGGTCTTGTCCATACTCGAACGCAGGGTGGATAGTGCATCCATCGTTACCCATCGCAATCCGTGCATCAGGAAACATGGTGGAGGTATTCCGCATACCGCCATGCGACAGGAATGTGGATATGGGTGTTATCAAGAATGTAGCCAAGATTCTTGATATACCCGCAACGGGCGAAAGCCTCATAAGGGCTTTCAATGACTAACCAACATTGCCAACTTGGCAAACGTACAAACACATATGCAATATTGCAAGGAGGAAAACATGGAAGAAAAGAGTAAAGTCTATGAGTTGGTTCATGCTGCTGCTGCGTCTGCATTGAAGCATGCAGACGAGTGGGTAGAAAACTATTGCGTGGCGCGTATCCTTGCCGGATGCATTGCATCGGCGGTAGCTGCTGGTTATATTGATGTTGACTTCAGTGATTCTTCGTTGAAGATGAAGCTCAACAAGAATGTAGAGGTCACGGACGAGTTCCGTCGTCTCTTGAATGAGTTGGAGATGGATCTCGACGAGGACGATATGGAGGTTAGCTCGTACATCGGAAACCATCCGTACAAAAGGACGGCTTTGCTTGGGCTTGTCGTTCTCTATTTGTACACCAACGCAAGGGATGATATCGCCAAGGTGTTGGACGATTAGAGTCTTACTCCCATAGACCTCCATTGGCCCGCGAGCGGCCCGTTTCCTGTCATATACAGGGGCGGGCCGCATCCTTTATAAGTCGGATATTGTATGTGAGGGGCTGGGCCTTGCATGAGGATGCCGGCTCACGGTGTCCGCGGCGATATGCGAACGTTATGGCGCCGAACCGAACGGTTTCTACCTTGTAGTACTGTTCGGTTCGAGTATACCCAAATAGGAGGAAATACAATGGAGCAAATCAAAATCAAAATCGAAGGAGATATCAGCAGGTTGGTTTGGTCGTTTAGGAATGCGTACACTGCCGTTCCTGACCCAACACGCGCTTTCTCTTTCGAAGAAGTCCACGTTGTCTGCGGTCTGTTCCATGAATACTGGAACACGATTGATAGCGTTGGGCTTCTTAAGCACATCATCAGCCCGGATGACACTGGTGAATTGGAAGATTATATTCACAGTGCTTCAGGATGCTCGGTGAGGTTCCGCTTCGATGAGGAACAGTTCAAGAGATGGTATGCGCGAGATGAGGATGCTTTGGGGTTGCAAGTTAGGCTTGCAATAGAAGGAGGTGAAATGTGGCGACGACGGTAAAACCATTGTCTTACTCAAGGACTCTTGTGCGAGGTAGCACGCCAGTTCCTATTGACAAGCTCTTTCCCTATGCAAGGAGGGATAAAAAAGACTGGATAGTGCCTTACAACATCCGATACGTCATGAGCGTTCTCATGGCGTATCGAGGTCGGTAAAGGATGAGCCGCATCCTTCATGCGATTTATATCGCATGTGAGGGTGCGGCTCAATCGTGTTCCATAGGCTCACGAGCGCCTATGGGGCATGCGAATATGACTGCAAGCCACCAAACGAGGTGGCTAATTCTACAATACAGGAGGAAAAACGAAAATGTCTAACAAACTGTACAATTTGGTGGTGTTTGTGTTCGCGTTCGCTGCTTTCGCTTTCGTGAACGCACATGTTTTGGCAATGATGCTGAGCTATGTTCATGAGCTCGATATTATTGCCATTACACTTGGCATTGGGTCCATTCAGGACGTTGCAGTCATGGGAATTATCTCAATGATTACAACGACGTTGTGGATCCTCTCGATGGAAGGAATTAGGAGGATTACAATGAAGTAGACATCACCCAAACACAACAAAAAACTACAGGCCTTCCGCAGGCCTGTATAAGCCCACTTGGGAAACTGGGTGGGCTTATAGAGTCCTGCGGAAGTATATGACGGACGCATCCTTTCAAAGATGCGTATGGTATACGTGCAGGATTCGACGTGCTGCACTATGCGGCTCACCGCTCGTATAGTGCGGTGCGAATCTATCAGTGGCAGACTCGTAATGAGGCTGACTATCACAATGGAGGTCATTACAATGGCACAGTCAAAACCGATCGCACAGTACAATGACGGTAAGCTCACTGTCGTTATTCCTTGCGATATTCGCACAGCACAGCGCTCCAAGTCAGGTAAGGTTCTGTCTGTGGGCCTTTACCGTGTGAGCACAGGTATCGCTGTGCAGATCGCTGGGAAGCGCTATGAGCTTCGTGCACGCACTTACGTGGAGTGGATTCCTACGGATGAAGCCCCCGAGGTCTTCGAGATCGAGCTGACGTAGCGCGCACCGCACGACGGGCGTCCGCAAGGGCGCCCGTCCCCCCGCATCGTGTATATGCACGCGCGAATACGAGAGGCTCCATTGGTGGTTGCAGGGGTTTGCATCTTTTTCGGGTAGGATATGTTTTTGATGCCTGTACGGGGAGTTGATCGTCGTTCTTCTGGTTTTGATTTTGTTTCTCGTTTCGACTCATTGTTCGAGTATTGGTTGAGTGGTGTGCAGTTATCTGCTCCTGTTGTGGCTAGTCGTGGTGTACGTTTAGGTTTAGGTGCTGGTGGTTCTGGTTGGGGTTTATTTCGTTCTCGGGTGTTGTATTCGGGTATTGGTGGTATACGTTGTCGTGTGTTATTTGACCATCCTTCGGACATGGATGTGATTATTGGTTGTTTTCCTGATGGTGTTTTGCAGGTGGATGGTGGGTCATTTTGGGGGATTCGTTGTCCTATGGGTGTTTCGTCTTTGTTTGGGAGTGATGGTGTTGGGTTAGGTGTGGGTGTAGGTGACGGTGTATGGGTAGACATTGGGGTTGATTTTCGTTCTGGTTTATTTGTGGTTGACGGTGTGAGGTATGTGACGGGTGTTGTACCTGTGGGAGGTCCGTTCCGTGCAGGTGTATTTTTCCGCACGAATGGGTTATCTCTTGCGGGCATGGAAATTGCGTCGTTTTCGGTGGTAGGATAGGGGTTGAGTATGATTGGTCGGGGATTAGTATCTGAGGTTTACGAGGGTGCTCGTGAGTACTCTTTGTCTGTGGGTGTTGTTCCTGTTTTGGTTCAGGGTACTGGTTCTCGTTTGAGTATGTATTTGGTGAACCAGTCGGGTGTGACGTTGTATGTAGGGTTCAGTTCTTCTGTGAGTTCTACGGACTATGTTTTTGCGATTCCTGCGGGTTCTGACCCTGTTCAGTTGATTGGTGTTACGGAGCGTGTGAAGGTATATGCGGTAGCTGCGTCTGGTGGTCCGTACACATTGAAGGTAGTGGAGTTGTTTTAGGTTTATGTTGATCAAGCCTTCTTCGTGGTTATTTGGTGTTCCTGGTGTAGACGGGAGTTATGTATTGAATGCTTCTCAGGCTGCGGTTTCGGGTTTATTTACGAAGTCTGGGAATGTGTTCACGTTATCGAGGAATGTTTGGTTTGACACGTTAGAGGTTGAGTCTGGTTTTACTTTACTGCCTGCGGGTTATGTGTTAGCTGCGAAGACGTTGATTGTTCGTGGTGTTATTCAGAGGAATGGGCTTAGTGGTGGGCATGGAGGGCATGCTTCTGGTGCGACTGCTGGTTCTGCGGGTACTGCTGCTGCTGCGTTAGCTGCTGGTTTTCTGGGTGCTCCTGCTGCTCCCAGGGCTGGTGCTGCGGGTGGTGCTGGGGGTTTAGCTGGTGCCAATGGCACGGCTGGTTCTGCGGGTGTAGCTGGTGTGAATGTGACGAATGCTTGGCCTCACATTCTTGCTGCTCAGCCTGCTCAGGCTTCTGGTGCTGGTGGTTCTATTTTTGGTGGTGGGAGTGGGGGTGCTGCTGGTGCTGCGGGTACTGGTGGCACGGTTACTGTTCTTGCTGCGTGTTCTTATGACATGCGTTCTTTGCTTTCTTCTCGGGCTTTAGAGAACACTCAGATGTCTCATGCTCCTGCTGGTCCATCTTCTGGGGGTGGTGGAGGAGGTGGTGGAGGAGGTGGTGTTGGTGGGGGTGGAGGTGGTTCAGGTGCTCCTGGCGGTTGTGGTGGGATGTTAGTGATTTACGCTGGGGTCTTGTCTGGGAATGGTTTGATTAGTGTTGATGGCGGTGCAGGCGGGAATGGGGGGAATGGTGGTAATGCCAATGCTTCTGGGGGAGGGGGTGGAGGCGGCGGTGCAGGGGGGAATGGAGGTGATGGCGGCACGTTAGTGATTATTGCTGAGAGGATGTTGTTTGGTGGCACGTTAAGTTATGCTGGTGGTCAGGGTGGCGCTGGTGGTTCTGGTGGTGCTGGTGCTGGCGGTGGTGCCAATGGTTCTGCGGGTGCTAATGGTCTTCCTGGCAGGCCTGGCAGGTTGTTTGTAATTTCGCGATGAGTGATTACGTAGAGGTAATTCCGCGTCATGTCTTCTCTAGGGAGGAGTCTTCCGAGGGGGGCAAGGCTTCTGGGGTTGCCAGGAGGGTCAAGTCTTCTTTACAGAGGGGTGACTTATCCTACTTTGAGGAGATTAGGGACAGGCACGGCAAGCGTTTTGCGATTGAGGCTTTGAATGTTCTGCGTGCTTCTATGGGGGAGTTAGAGGGTGTATGCCCTGATTGTGGTGGTGTTTTAGAGATTCGCAGGTCTGAGCTTACTGCTCAGGCTTTGAATGCTGCCAAGGCGATACTGAAGTATTTTGCGGAGGAGCCGAGTTCGAAGGTAGAGAGGGTGATTCATGCGGAGGAGTTTGGTCAGATTGCGCTTGCTTCTGCTTTGCAGGTTTATGGGAAGGAGAAGCTTGAGGAGTTTGCGACGGTTCTTGCTGAGAAGTTGAGGACTGCATGAGGAAGGTATCGGACTTTGAGAAGTCCTTGCTTGAGGAGGCTGCTGCTTTAGCGGCTGGGGTTGACGGAGGTTCTTTTTGGCCGGACAAGTACTGTGATTTCACTGCGGATACTGCCTTTGAGTTCATAACTCGTCATTGCTACACCTGGAATGAGGCGGAGAAGGAGTATCAGCTGTTGCCTGCTAAGGAGTATGTGTACAACTGCTGCGAGGCTTACGTAGAGACATATCTGGCTGGCGTGCCGTTGATTGTGAAGAAGTCTCGAAGGATTGCTGTTTCGTGGGTATTTCGGTCTTTGGATTTATGGCATGCTGGGATTGAGAAGACTACGCAGTTCGTGGCTGGTCAGACTTACGAGCGTTCCACGAGCATGATTCGCAGGACTCAAATTTTGTGGGAGCAGATGAGGCAGCGTTTCCCTGATTACAATCTTCCGAGGCTGGTTCATGGTGTACATTTGTATAGGTTCAAGGGGCCTACCATGCTTAGTAAGATTCTGCTGCCTAACGGGAGTTCCTTTGATGCTCTTACGGGTGATGACCCAGACAGTTTCCGGCAGGAGGGTGCGACTCGGGTGACGTGCGAGGAGATTGCTTTCTGGCCGTATTTAGAGGCAGCTTGGGGAAACGTGCTCGCTATGTGTATGCCTTCTGGAAAGCAGGGTGCCCAGAGGGGCCACGCAGTTGCGATATCCACGGTACAATCATCCAAGGAATGGAGGGACTTTACAGCGCCAGCCTATGGAACATCATCTGATTTGCGAGTCTATCAAGACGTACTTCGTCAAGGGGGCACGCCATGATTGGTATGAATGCAGGATGGAATGCCGGACGGAGGGAGGGATCATGCTTTACGTTGAGGCATTCGGGTTTACTCCTAACGAGGCTAAGTCTGCTGCTATTTCCGAGGTAACGAGACGTGTTGGAGGAAGCGCGACGATCCACTTTCAGTCCAGGACACGGAGTTCAAGTTTTCATGACCCGTACAGGCGCTCTGTGTCTGTCTATCCATTACTCAGCGGACGAGGACAAGAGGGATCCTGAGTGGAAGCGTGAGGCATCGAGGGGTTGGCCTTTACATGCCTGGCTCAAGGAGATGGAGATGGACGACTCCATCGTGGATGGGTCTCCGGTATTCCCGGAGTTTCGTCCAGAGGAGCATGCCCCCAGGGAGTACTGGGATACGCCGATTCCGCAGTGCCACGATGAGACGGTCTTTTACATTGCTGGGTTAGACCCTGGATTTACCCCTGGTTTCGTGCTTTTGCAGATTACGGGAGACTTGCAGGTTCAGGTTCTGCATGAGATTACGGTTCGGAACATGTCCCTTTCCAGGTTCATCCCGACGGTACTTGCAATATTGCAAAGCCATTACCCATGGGCATGGCCTTTGTCGTGGTGGATGGACCCAACGGCGGCGAACAGGGAGGCTGTGACTGGGATGTCTCCCGTACATTTGCTGACGAACCAGTTCGGGATTATCCCGCACCTAGCTCCTAACGACTGGGAGACCAGGAGAAGCGCGGTTTCTTCACTGCTTATGGATTACCTGGACGATGACAGGCCTAAGTTCATCATGTGCAGGAAGAACTGTCCTGTTTTGTACGACGGTTTCCTTGGGCTTTACCAGTTCAAGAAGACGAATCCGCACGTAAATTTAGGTTGGGGAGACATGTACATTGAGCAGCGTCCGGTAAAGAACTTAGCGTCTCACGTTCAGGACGCCTTGCAGTACGCTGTTCTGGGTTATCAGGCTATGATTGCAGACAGGATTCATGCTGGGTATGCGATGGGTGTGAATGAGGTGTATACTCCGCACAGGGTTCCGAAAGAGTTATGATTGTTGCGAAAGACCATCCTTTGCAGGACAGGATTCAGGTAAGGCAGAGAGCGTTGCTTGAGTCTGTGTATCTGCCTGGTCTTTACACGGGGGGATATATCATGCTTCCTGGCAGGCTGATGGTTGCTATGGCTACGCCTCCTGAGCGTAGCAAGCATGGCTTAGTTCTGCCGGATGATTTCAGAGGCAGGTGGAGGAACGACCACGGCGTAGTGGTTGCAACTGGGGTGAACATCCCGCTAGGTTCCCAGGTGCTTGTAGCTCCGTACGACGGGTTATGGTTTGAGCTGGACAACGGTGTCCAGTACCGTATGTACGGATGCGTCAAGCCCTGGGATGCCAGCGTGCTTATGAGGCTTGACCACAGGTCGGTTGGCGACATGGTGTACACTTACGATATGGACATTAGGAACGGCCATCCTACGGGCAACAATGTCTTGATTGAGTCTGACGATGCTCCCGAGCTGGACCCATCTTCTGGTCTTTACCTTCCGGATGTTGCATCTCAGCCGAGTGTTGTGGGCAAGGTGATTTCCACTGGGCCTCATGTGCGTCATGTCCGCAAGGGGATGTATGTAGTGTTCTCTCCGTCTTCCATGTACAAGTTGGATTCTGACGGGGACATCAGGTACTTGATTGGTCCTGAGGATGGGATTTACGCAATTGTGGAGGGTGTAGATGGAGAGGCCGATTGACCAGGGAACTCTTGGGCTAACGTTAGAGGATCTTGCGAAGAGCAAGATTCGGTTAGAGTATTCCAAGAACGCAGAGAAGCGAAAGAAGCTTGGTCACAGGTTGTGTAGGATTATCGAAGCTGGCAACAGGGGCAAGGGCAGGCTTCCTGCAAGGTGGGAGCGGAACATGAAGCTGTACCGCAACCAGACTATCAGGCCTGATGATTACCCTTACCCTGGCGCCCCTAATGTTCATGCCCCCCTCGTTCAGCCAAAAATCAACATCCTTGTCAGTTCTGTTTCTCAGGCTATTCTGGCCCAGCGTCCGTTCTTTTCGGTAACAGACTACAGTGACACTGCTGAGTCTCATTCTGAGGTTGAGCGTGTTCTGCAGTTCTTCTTAGAGAAGTCTAATTTTGCCCATGCCATGCGTCAGGCTGCTGTGATTGCCGCCATTTGCGGCGTGTCCATTATCCGTGCGGGCTACGAGATGGCTTACAGGGACTTCCTGCCTTACATTCGCCATCAGGATGGTTCGATTGTAGATGACCAGGACGTTACTGCCTTTCTGGTATTTGACGCCATCCATCCTGCGAACTTCACGATTTACCCTCACACTGTGCAGAACGTGAGTGAGGCTAAGTTGTGTGGGCACAGGTTCACTCGCAGAAGGCAGGAAATCAAGGAGCTGATTGACATAGGCGAGTACATGGAGTTGGACGAGGAGGATGTGAGGAACCTTGCCGCTTCCACGGACCACGAGTTCAGTTCCATAGACGAGGCGAAGGCATCCAGTCCAGACTCAGTTGGGGACGAGATGATAGACCCTGACGATGTCATTGAGTTGTGGCAGGTGATTTTCAAGGAGGATTTGGATGGGGATGGCAGGGAGGAGTACTATCTGGCTACGGTTGCTCCTGACACTGACACTCTTCTGGACATCTCTGAATACTCCCTACCTGAGCCGTGGTATTTCGCTTGCAGGTTCCACACGGAGTTTGGTTCTTTCTGGCCTGATGGTTCTATTGGGCATTCCCTTCAGGGGCTTCAGATTGAGTACAACGAGCTCCACAACGTGTTCATTTTAGGGTCGTACAACGCAGCCCTTCCTCCTGGTTTCGGCAGTGTTCCAGGAGCTGCAAGCAAGATGAACTACTCTCCCGGCACTGTCTACCAGACATTGGCTGGGGATGGCGTTCAGTTCGCCAATGTTCCATTTGATGGAAGGGCTGTTCTTGAGATGATCCGCCAAATTGAGGTTCTTGCTGACAGGATTACCAGGGTTTCCGACATGGCTGTTCCGAGGCAAGTGCCTGGTGACAAGACTGCAACCCAGTCCATGATTGAGAACCAGCAGCTGGCCGCCGGTATCATGGAATATCTGGGCATTTTCAGTACTGGGTTAGAGGCTGCCGCCAGGTTTTCCCTTGTTCTTCTGGGTCTGTACATGCCATCCTGGGCTCCCATTTACGGTTCCAAGCTGGTGGTGAATCCAGACGAGCTTGCAGAGCAGTTTGCCAGCATTAGTGCTGTGAACCTATCCGGGAAGACGAGTACTGCGTCTCCTGCTGCAAGGGTTGCTGCCCTGAACTCGATTATCCAGGTTGCCGTTGCCACTCCTGCAGGGCAGTCCATCAAGTGGGGAGAGGTGGCAAGGACTCTCGTCCTCAACAGCGGCTTGCCGAATGCTGGTAGCCTAGTCCTCAGTGAGGACGAGGAAGCGATGATGGAGCAGCAGCAGACGCTGATGCAGCAGCAGATGATTGACATGGAGATGGCTCAGAAGGAGGCAGAAATTGACAAGATTAGAGCAGATGCTGAAAAATCTCGACTGGCCGGAACTGTTTCAGCTCAATGAGTTCCAGGTGTTCATGGAGCACCTGAGGGAGAGGAGGCAGACGGTGGTTGACACGATCATTGACATCAGCGACGAGCGTCAGATACACTTTCTAAGGGGTTATGCGTCGGCTTTGTCCTACGTGCTATCAATAACCGCAAAAGACATGTTTGAGGTGACACAACAATGGCAGAAGAAGTAAAGTTCGAGGAACCAGAAGAAGAGACTTTCGACTGGTCGGAGTACTATCCGGACGATGAAGATGATAACGAGGCGCCTGCGCCCCAGCCCCAGGCGGACTCTACGCCGGCTCCAAACTTAGACGAGGCTGAGCAGGACGCCATCATGTATGCGCGTCTCAGGGCCAAGTACCCGCATCTGTTTGAGTCCTCTTCCGGAGAAGCTCCCACAGAGAACGATGTCAACTTGATGGAGCGTTTGGCTTCCATGAACGAGCAAGAGTTCAAGTCCTTTGTGGCACAATCTGCTCGGGAGGCCATTTTGGCTGAGCGCAGGGTAAAAGAGACTCTGTTCAACCAGATTACGAAGGACATGCCTTTATCTGCGCGAACTAAGCATGAGTTGCAGAAGGAGTTGGAGGTCATGGACCCTGCTCAGGCTAATGCAATTCTTGCAAACAAGGAGTCTTTGGAGTGGATGCGCAATGCCATTCTCGGTAAGGAGGTATCCTCTCGTGGCGCTCCTATCCCGAGGATGGAGCCTACGGGTGATGTTCGGAACAGGCGAGACGCGGTGATTGACGATAGCGACCCTGTCATTGCCGCAGGCCTCAAGATGTTCGGGCTAACCCCTGAAGAGGTAGAAGAAGGCAGAGTGAGGTTACCGAAGAAGCAATGAGAGTACTATTTGAAGGAACAGAGCGTCAGCTTAACTTCAAGAAAGACCCGTCTAAGCACTACGTGCTTGTGTACAAGGGTGGGTCGAACGAGCGGTCAGTAATCGAAGATTTTCTCGATGCGGGCTACGAGATTGTCTCGGACGACAAGACGGTTACCGGCTCTTCTGCGCTTGTGCTGATGGCTATTGACAAAGAAATCTGGGAGGCCTCCGAGCTTCGCAGGGTTCAGCACAATGAATCATTGCTAAAAGAAGGCCAATCTGCCGTTGTCCCCGAGCATGACGAAGAGATGAAAGAGTTCGGCGGTGGTGGACACCCGAGGATTAAGGTGGGCGATGAGGTGGAAACGCCTGATGAAGACCTGCCTATCATTATAGAGGAATAATCCAACACATACTTGACACGCCTCTATAAGGCGCGTATACCATGTGGGTATGCCGACTCTAATCGAAGACGGCTTTGAGTATGAGGGATGCGTGTTGCGCGTAGAGACGTTCCCGCAAGCGGACGTTTCTGCAAGCGGCGCATTCAAGCGTGGGGACCTGGTCAAGGCTACCGCCGGTGAGTTGTCCGTTGCCAAGGCTCCTGCCGGTTCCGTGACTGGCGGAAGGCTTAACGGTGCGACTCCTGACCCGATTCTTGGGTTTGCTCTGATGGATGCTGGCACGAACGCATCTGACAGGTACCAAGAGATTCAGGTTCTCATTCCGAATGATGACGTTCTCTTCGCGTTGCCGATTGTCCACACTACTCACGGCTCGTCAACACTGTCTATCACGCAGCTTTTGTCCCAGTATGGGCTAACGCACTTAGGCGCTAATGTTGCGAACTACACTCGCGCAGGTAGCACGCCTTGGTGCGTCGAGGTGTCGAATACCACCAACCCGTATGTGAGGGTGGTACGTTTCTTCCACAGGCCAGACTGGGTAGTTCCAGGGAAAGAAGGGGCTTCCTATGGTGCAACCGGAGAAAAGTTCGGTTGGGTCTGGTTCAAGTTTAACGGATTGGGGTTGCAGTTCTGATGGCTGGCGGCGTTCATGTAATCAATTCATATCAGGAACTAGCGCGAGTTGGCCTAGAAAAGGTCATTTTGCTTGCGCTTCGGGACATGCCTGCTCAATGGAAGTCGTTGTGCCGTGTTGCTTCTACGAGGCAGCGCTATGCGGAGATGGCTTCTATCGGGGACTTTGGGTATGCGCAGGTAACGGCGGAGGACCAGGCGATCAAGTTTGACCGCCTCCACAAGGGCTTCATCAAGCGGTTCACGCCCGTTATGTACGCAAACGGTTTCTCGATTACCGAGCAGGCCCAGTACACCGATATCTACAATCAGCTGAAGAATATCGGTCCCAAGCTGGCTTTGTCCATGTTGCACACCAAGAATCAGGCGGTTGCGAACATCTACAACAACGGGTTCTCGACTGCCTATCCTGGGCCGGATGGTGCTCCTTTGTTCGGAAATAACGACAACACTCCTGGCACTGGGCACCCGCACGCTCCTGGTGTGCCGTTTGGCAAGAACCGTCCCGACGTTGACCTCACGTTGTCTCCGTTGGCTTTGGAGCAGGCTCTTCAGGAGCTTCGCAAGACCAAGAGCCACAGGGGGCTTCCCGCTCCTGTCATGGGTCCGGTGTACCTGTGCGTCAGCCCTGACCAATGGGCGAAGGCAGACAGGATTGTCGGCTCTGACAGGATGCAGGGGACTGCCGACAATGACATGAACTGGGTGAAGAACAAGGTAGAGGTCATGGTAAATGACTACTTTACTTCACCTACGGCATGGTTCTTGATTCCTCGAGACATTTCCAGAACGGAAATCTACTGTGTCGAGCGCATGCCGATGTTCACCAAGTCTGACTATGTGACTGAGCGTCTCAGGCACATCTACGTGGTGGGCGAGGAATATGCGACTGGGCACGTAGATTATCGCGGAGTCTGGGGCACGACTGGTAACTAACATGGTGACGACGCATTTCTCTGATGTCCAGACGTTCAGCGTATCGTTGACGGTAGGAACCAAGACTGGTTCCACCATTCCTGTAACGGTGCAGCTGAAGGACAACTACGGTCGGAACCTGGCCCAATCTCGTTGCCTGATGTTCTACCTTGCCACGGATGCGGCTGGTCTTACGCCTCTCACGTCTCCTCCTGACTCTCTGGATGCTGCGACTGGTAAGGCTATTGAGTGGAGCAACAACATGTCTGGCATGTTGGTTCTTGACTCTACTGGCAAGGCTGTTGTGAATGTCACAGCGACACTGGGCAACCCGACGTACTACTTCGTGGTTGTTGTCGAGGGCGGCAAGAAGGTTGTGTCGTCCGCCATGGTGTTCTGATGGCGATCGTAGTTCCGGAAGTAGGGGAGCGCAATCTCCTCAACATGTTGTTGAGGACAGCCTCCCCTCCGGACTTCGAGATTCTCCTCTTCTCCAACGACTACACACCCGTTGAGACATCTGCGTATGGGGATTTCACGATTCATACTGCAGCTGGCCTCAACGTGGTAAAGACGCTGTCCAGGGCTGGCTGGGCTGCAGCTACTACGTCCTCCGGTGTTACATCGAGCGTGTACGCCCAGCAGTCCTGGCAAAACACTTCAGGATCTACTCAGAGCGTCTATGGGTACATTGTCAGGGAGGCTGGCACCTCGAACCTGCTCTGGGCTGAGAGGTTTACTAATGCTCCTATCCTCCTTGCCAACAACGACTACATGTTCGTCACCCCAAGGTTGGAGCTTGAATGAGTGCCTGTAATCTCTGGCTATGCCGGTTCGTTCGTAGAAGGTTCTGGAAACTGGCTTAGCCCAGGAAACGCAACAGGCTCCCCGGACACGAACGTGGCATCGTATTCGATGCCGACATACGATATCCTCGGGCTAACAAACTACCCAGGGTTTTCTCCTCTTCCTCCAGGCTCTCAAGTTACGAACATCAAGGTGGTCATCCGCCATATGAGGGAAGGGGGTGCGGTGATTGGTTCTGTGAGCGTGGAGGCAGCGCTAACAATAGGCGGCTTGGGTCCATACGGACACTGGTTCACAACAGTCGCAGACACTACCTTATCGGACTGGGTGATAGAGGGTCCTCCATCTCACTTTGGGCTTGCATCCATAAATCCTGCGAACATCAACTCAGCCTTTGGGGTGGTATACAGGCGTGCACTGCTTGCCGATGAGATACCGATAAAGACTCGTTACATAGACTCTGCGTTCCTGGAGATAACGTACACACAGCCTTACCAAGGTACGGGCGGAGCGATTGTGTCTGGGGCAGCCTACAGTAGTTGCACCCAATCTGGCAATGGGGGTGTCATCATGGGTGGCGCTGGGTATGTGCCAAGCATTGTTCATCCATCTGGCGGTGCAATATTGCAAGGCTCTGCGATTGCAGCGAGGTTTAGTCAGACTTACCTGGACAATCCAGAGGCTGTGGTACCTGATGTTCGCGTAAGGGGAGCGCGCACAGACAGGATTGAGAACTGGTATCGCTGCTCTAAGACGGGCATGTGGTACCCAGCAAGCAGAATCAGGACAGTGAATGGAGTTATAATGGGAGACGATGTAGCGGACGAGCCATTGAGGTTCCCGCAAGGATTGGATGAGGAATGAGCACGGCGCAGGACATCATCAGAAAGGCCCAGCAGGCGTATCCGGACCTGCCAGACCAGACTGGTCTGGACTACTTGAATGAGATTCTGAAGGAGATTTACTCCCGCTGGGCTTTAAGGAAGGAGGATATCAGCATCAATCTGGTGTCAGACCAGCAAAACTACCAGCTACCCAGCAGGGTGAATCATGTCTGGGCTGTTGAGTACATGGAATCTGCCACGAATGCAGTGAACCTATATGCGGCAAGTTACGAAGAGTTCGAGAGGTTCCGTGCCACGTGGCGTTACGTAGACTCTTCCTTCCCGAACGAGTACTTTATCTGGGCATCTGAAAGCGGGTTTGACTTGTACATCTGGCCGCCTTCGCAAAGTTCGACTGACATTGGAACTGGGTATCCCAAGCTACTGGTTCATGCTACGGTTGCTCCAGACGAGCTATCTCTCAGCAGCAACATTCCTCCTGTGTTTGTGAGTGACCATGTTCCGAGGGCTTACATCCTTATGAGGTGGGCAGAGGACAGGCACCCTCAGGATTTCCAAATTCGCGTGCAGGCTTACTTAGAAGCCTCGCAAAGGCAGTCTCAGTGGCTGGCTAACAGGAACATCCAGGAGCAGCCTCAGATTTACCCAGAGATTGGTGGACGTTTTGGCGGCAGGGTGAGGCCTATCTAAGATGAATCTCTTCCCTCTTTTCGACCCGCTAGTAAGGCAGATGGAGGGGATAGCTACATACCCCTCGAAGAGAGCTCTCTCTCCTGGCTGGTGGTCTTCTGCAATCAACATCCGCGCAGATGACATGACGATGAGGGTAAGGGATGGCTATAGGGTCATTTACAACCCTGGTTCTGGGTTCGTGTCTCGGGGCGCAGTCAGCGCCTACGGCAAGGTTTACATCGCCTTAGATGACGGAACTAAGACAGAGCTGTACGAGGTAGACACTGATAACGGCGTTGCGGAAAATCCAGACCCGAGCCTGTCTTTCCAGTCAGGAAAGACCATAGGAATTACCCCCGTAAAGCAGTACCTGAGGTCTGGGATATCTGTGCCGCTGCTTGCTGTTACCTCTGCGGCTGAGGATATGTGCCTTATCAGGCCTTTGGATGTCAGCTACCCAATCATCACCAGAGACAAGATGTGGAGGATGTGGAGGTGGCCCAGGCTTGACGGCAGTGCCATCACTGTGGTTGCAGATACTCCCAACTACATCAATCTTCGTGGTGGAAGTGCGACAATCACTGGAGTAGCCAGGCTAAATGGCAGTCATAGCGCGGGAGACCCAATATCTATTAGCGCGAATAATCCGGTGAAGGGTGATGCTGTCACCGTAGACTTCGGCGCGACAGCCGCTATGTACAGCCTTTTTGGAGGGGCAAACGTAGGCCTGTTGCTTACAGGAGATGAAGTGTTATATTTTACAAGCGAGACGTTGATTCTCGTCGTAGACGACCCTTCTGCGTCGTTCCTCAGGCAGGTAAAGGTAGAGATATCGAGGGATGGCACGAACTGGACTGCCATATGGGACCCATCCCCTACATCTGGGCTTCCTCTAACTGACGAGACTTACAAGGACTCGGCGGAAATCACAGGAAGGGTATGGGGATTCGACCTAACGAAAATACCTGCGTCCACCAGGTCATTTCGTTACATGCGGTTTACTTGGGGGTCTGATATTGCCTCGTATTCCGAGACGGTCAAGATCCATGCTATTCTTGGTGGGGGCAGGGTAGATGGAGAGAGCACATGGGCTATCTCCCTTGCGGGCACGACAACGCTGTTCGAAGGACAGGTTGCCGTTCAGGCTACTCAGGTTGACACTCCGATACTGTCGGAGAGGGGAGGCTCCAAGGCTTGGGGTGACAGGAAGGTTCCCAACCTTGCCTCGCTCAAGTACGCCTACAGAGTAAGTATCATCAACCCATCCCTGCTGAACGCCAGCGAGCCACAGAGAGCCATCTATGCCTTGTGCTATCGTATTCCGGCTGGTGATGACAGGGCGCATTATCAGTCCGGAGAATTGCTGTACTCTGCGCCATTTGGATGGCTTCACGGCTCAGGCCCGAATCAGCGCGTTACTTTCACAATCAACCGCAAGACGAGTGAGGACTGGGCTGTCCCACCAGCGTACGGCACTGGGATTGCAAATGATGACTACCTTTCCCACATAGCCATCTATTCTGGGAGTAGGTTAGTGGCCGCGAACAAAGACAGGACAGCGATTTATGTGAGTGAGCACTCTAGGCCTACCAGGATGTCTGGAATCGTGGATTTTGTGGAAGACCAGCCCGTGCCTTGGAGCGCAACTTACGTGATTTTTGGGGACGACAAGATTGTGTCTCTGGCTAAGGTCTCCAACACCATGATAGGTTCTGACGTACTAGTCGTCCTTACAGACAAGGCGATGTACACTATCGAGACATCCAGCTCCCAGAATGCCAGCACGCCAAGGCTCGCTCAGAGGCACGGTTGTCTTGCTACATACGGAGTGGCTACGTTCGCCGATTCCATCGCCTACGTAGACTCTGAGAGGCAGATTAGGATTATCAATCAGTATGGAGAGACCACACCATCGAGGCTTACGGTGGAAGACCAGCTTATCAACTGTCCGGATATCTCGAAGGTTGTTGCTGGCTACTTCAAGGATGCCTTTTATTTCTTCTACTCCGTACCTGGCGAGACGGAGAATCGGCACGCATTAGTCTGGGACTTGCGCCTGTCCAGGTGGTTTATGTACAGGTACCCCACTGGGTTCGACGTAGTCAGGCTGCTAAATCACAACGACCCAGATGGGAACCCTATGTTCCTTGCCGTTCTATCGGACGGCAAGGTAGTTCAGCTCGAATACGGCACGTCTGACAATGGCGCTGATATCGAGATAGACCTGCAAACACCTGATTTCCACGGAGCTCCATGGGAAATCATGTCTGCGGGCAGGTTGGGTATCTTGATTGACGGAGTTGGCAGGACACTCACTACGAACAGGGAGGTAGTGTCTGGCACTTCCAGCATCTCCAGCGGGAAGATTGTTGTTCCTATGTCATCCGAGCCTCAGTGGCTTATGGATGAGCCAGACGGTCACACGTCTCTCCCTGGAGGGGCGGGTGCGTCTGTGCGCTTCAGCATTACAGGCTCTGTGCCAGGAGGCACGAGGATATACGGAATCTTCGCCGAGATTGAGCAGACACAGAGGGTTGGCGCTAATGGATAGCCACCTAACCGCCATCACGACCATCCTGTACAGGAAGATAGCAGCCCTTGAGAGGGGGGCACCTAAGACGCGGACACCAGATAAACAGGAGAGCACTTCTGCGCTTACGGGAGTCTGGGGATCAACTGACAATACGACCAACCTTAGTTCTGGGGTTGCTTATCCATGGAACGTGGACATTGTCTCTTGCAATATTGCAAAGAGGGATGGCAGCAAAATCCGGCTCCTTCAGAAGGGGCGGTGGCTCATTATGGCGTTCCCATCCGTGAATGTCTCCACTTCTGGGACTGTTTCATTCCAGTTCCGGATTGATGGAATATTCACCCCGCCAAAGGCATACGCATATCGCCAAGGCTCCGGAAACGTATCTTGCTGTGTGGTAGCATTAATAGAGTCGAAGAGTGGCTCTGCCATCGAGCTGGTCGCTTCAGGCCCTGGGACAACAACCAATGTCCCGAATGAAAGCATGATGATTGTCGCGAGGTTAGAATAATGCAGAGAATAACGTACACGCCACCCCAATACCGGCGTAATATTGACCCTGAGCAGCAGAGGCGGCTGGCATATGGCGGCCCAAATAGTAGATGGAATCAGGAGTACCCTAATGTATTTTCTGGAGGCCCGTCTGGCATTTCATGGAACGACGAAGCGCCTGTATGGCAGCTTCCGAACAACTTCGGGCGATACAAGTTTGCGGAGTACCTCAAGCACGGCATGGCTGCGCAGTTCCCATCTCTGTTGCAGAAGGCGTGGTTCGCGCAGAAGTACATGCCTTACATCCGTTCTCTGATGACGGAAACCCTGACAGGCAGGCAACGGGATATCACAGTCATGAGGAACGCGACTATGGGGCAGGCTCGCCTTGCAGGGCAGATGCAGGCAGATATGGCAAGAGCTCAGGGGCTTGGGGCTGGATTTACGGCAGGAATTATGGGTTCTCAGCTCAATAAGGGCGCAGCTCTCGCGAGTCAGAACGAGGTGGGTATGAGGTTTGGGCAGGCGAGAATGGAGGCACTCGGCGGGCTTGCTGGGGTAATGGGCGCATTAGACCCGAACCTTGACCCTGCCCATGTCTTCCAGGCATTTGTGAGCGACCCCAGGCGCGCAAGGCAGGGAGGTCTTGGCGCTGCTCTCGGCGGCGTTCTTGGCGGTTTGGCGGGTAATCCTGGCATATTTGGCAGATGAGCAGCGACAGAAAAGAAATTATCGCGAGTGCTATTGAGGCGATAAGAAAGGCGCAAGGCCAGTCGCCTCAGCAGTCTCCTGCTGCTGCCCCACCACCGCAACCTGTGATTCCAGTGCCGCGAAGCCCCGGCACTGTAAGCGCAATTCCGGTTAATGTGCCACAGGTTGAAAGGCCTCTTGAAGGTGCGAAAAAAGATGTTGAAGTAGCCAAAACTGGCATGAAAAGCGTTGCCGAGAATGCCCAGAATATTGGATACAAGGCTGGGGAGAATGTTACTGGGAATCAGGCAGCAGCTGGCGCTGCGCAGATAGCTAAGGAACTTGCCGAGGTCGCGAAAAAGGGTCCAGAAAAAGTAAAGAGTCCATTCGACCTCAAGCGCGCAGGCATTTTGCTTGGCGGCCTTGCTCTCGCGAAAATACTTGGCCGGGCCACAGACCAGGACTTGGCTGAGTTCGCCCAGGGTTACTTTGGTATGTTGAACCAGCAGTACCAGGGCGCTCAGCAAGAGGCCATGAAGAAGTGGGAAACACAGATTTCAGGCCTCACGCAAGCCGCTACTACCATGGCTGGTGCTTCTACGGCAGGGACCCAGGCTTTCATGGGTCAGAAGGGTGCTGAGCAAACAGAGGAGGAGCTTAGACTCAGGGCAGGGACACTGACGCTTGAAGGATATAAGGCCATGGGAGATACAGCTAAGCTCAAGGTAGACATTGCGCTGGCGGAATCCAAGCTAATGGAGGACCAGTTAGACATTCTAAACGGAGAGATTGAGCAAAGCCTAAAACAATTGCCGCTGCTATCAGGCGCGCAGGCAATTACCGAGTGGGGTATGAAGCATAACGCGCTAGTTCTTGCGCGCAACCAGTTGATGGAGCAGTATGGCCTACGTAGTGTCGGTGGCGCTCTGTTCACTGACAGCATGTTAGAGAGCGTGGTTAAGCTATCGCAAGCGCGCGAAGATGCAAATAAGGCCGTTACGGATGCGCAAAGGGCAATGGCGGTAACGAATGTTGCCACCGCGCTGATGAACTTAGCCACAACATGGAGAAGCGTGCTTGCTCATCCAGAAGAAAAGATTAGGTCGGCATTTATGGACGGCTTCTCTGGAATCGTTGCGCAAACTGCTTTCGCGCTTTATCCGGACAATCCGGATTCTGCGAATGAGTTTGCAAGAGGAATAGTACTAGCTGGCCTTGGCATCGCAACAGGCCAAACTGTTCAGGAAGTTCAACTGGCTCTCCAGAAAGAGGGGATTGACGTGCAGAGGCTTGGAGTAATGACGCAGTTGAAGATAGCAGCCATGCAAGTTCAGAGCAATGAATATATTGCGCTGCTGAATGGTACTCTGGCTAGCTTGAAGTCTGGCGGGTCTATTGCTGCTGGTGTGGATGAACTGATGAAAAAGTTCTGGAAAGACGTTGGCGAGCTCAGCCAAATGATTAACGATAGAACTGGTAAGCTTGCCTGGCTGGGCGAGGCAGCGGAGCTAGCTAAAACAAACCCAGGCGCGGCCATGCAAATCATGATGGCTAATAAAACACTGGTGACGCCAGGAAACCTTGAGCAGTATATTCAATCGTACGACGCGGAAACGAAAGCCAGGATAATGCAGAAGGCGAACGATGTCATAGTAACCGCTGGTGTCCTTATTCAACTTAATGCACTTGACTCGCGCTTGCTTCCGGCTTTGCAACAAGTTCTCGGTGAATCTTCACAGCAGCAGCCCAAAGGAGGCGGTGGTTAGTGGATGCCTCAGGCAACGAAGAAGAAGGCTTGGGAGCAAAGGCTTGAGGCTGTTGCGCCAGAGCTATACAGAAAGTACAAGAATGACCGCCTAAGGTTAACCGCCCTCGCCATGGTGCTGACTGGCGGGGGTGACCCAGAGCTAGAGAAGGAGTTTGACGCGCTTGCGAAGTCGCGCTACGGCTCTAATCCCATCCAGATAGCCAGGGAGATTGCAGGGATTAGTGCTGGCGGGATGGCGCCTCAACTGCCTCAGGTTCAGCCTGGAACGCAGCCCTTCCAACCAGGATCAAACATCCCAGTTCCTAGCGCTCCGGAGAATGTGGAGCCACCTCCCAGCGCTACAGTCGCGACTGACATAGAGGGCGTCCTCAATGACCTTGCAGGCAGGTTCCTTCCGTTTCTCAATCCAGCGGTAGCAGCTACAGACGTTCTCACTGCACCTCCTAAGTCAGCAGAGGAGAGGGAGAAGGAGGAACCGAAGAAAGGTCCATTCGGAATTGTAATCCCGAAGCCCCAGCCTGCTCCGCATCAGCTACAGTCTCCTTTCGGAGAGCCGCTTCCATTTCAGTTCGGGTTTCAACTGCCTATAGTTAAGCCCGAGTTTCAGCCACAGCCCCAGCCTCAGACAACAGGCCAGCAACAGCCACAGCCAGAGAAGAAGCCTAAGCCATCGAAGACTCTCACCGACCTATTCAACGCAAACGACAGGTTGGCTCTCCTCGGTGGCAGCTTTCCGGCATCTGTGGGCGTGGTCAAGGTGCCTCAGGGCAGCGCGAACGCTGGGAAGTATGCCGTCGTTCCAAGGAACACTGGAGGTTCTCCTCTTGACAGGCTCGGGACGTGGCAGACGTACGCAGACGCCGTAGCTAAGGGGGATGTTCCGGTTTTCAATACCCAGGAGGAGGCGCAGAGGGCTGCGCAAGAGATTAACAAGCACCTTGAACAGAGATTCAAGGGGATGAAATCTGGCAATCCTCCGCCTCCCATTAGCGCGTTTGACATGAGGGTTGCTGAGGAGGCATCCAGGGCAGAGAGGTCGCAGAAAAGCCCCAACACCCCACCTGTTACCAGAAGGGGGTACCCATCCCAGATTGCGTACGCAGGAGAGCCGCTACGGCGTTTGTACGATTTCGCCACACAAAACGGCTTTGTCGTGACGGATGGCTTTGCGACATCAGGCCACAACCCAGGTTCGAAGCACTATCGAGGATTGGCGATTGATGTCCGCACACGAGACAAGACCCCTCGTGAGATTGATGAGTTCATCAAGAAGGCCAGGGCTGCTGGATTCAAGGTTGTAGATGAGAGAACCAGGCCTAAAGGGCAAAAGGTGTGGACCGGGCCTCACCTGCACCTGGAGTACGTGGATACCGGAATGGCTGCGTTCCGTCAGATTGAGAGCGCAATTGACTCTGCCCCTCCGGACGCAACAGCGCGAGAAAGGCTGAACTACAATTTCAATAAGCTCACTCGCAATATTGCAAACTCCAGCGTCCCGACAAACGGGATGACTCCGTATGAGGCCTGGTCGTCTGCAATGGCTGGTTACCAGCAAGTTACCAGGGCTGCAAGGAGAGTTGTCCAGCTCATAGATGGCCTGCTCAATGCAGTGGGCGACCGCCCAGAAGAGCAGGTTATGGAGATGGTGAAGTCGCTCGGCTTAGACATCAAAAAGGAGATTGCTAGCGAGCTGGCGTCCATAGGATACGAGGGTCCGTTGCCCGAGTTCAACAGGCAGGGGCTGCTTGCTCTTCGCGCAGGAGTTAGCAAGGTTGCAGAGTACGGGCATGGCATGGTGTCCCTGCTTTCTCGCCCTGAGAACAGGCCAAGGCTCACGCCTGCAGACAAGATGAATTACTACGGCCTGTCCCCAAGCAATAAGGGGATGGGGCTTGCGGACAGGGCGCTTATTGGGATTGCCTTATACGGTGGCGGAGATGCCAGCATAGACAGCCTGGCAAACTTCCTGCTGTCCCCGAATGAGGACGGAGGGTTCCTTAACGGTGTAAAGAGGACTGCGCTTGGCATTGGTGGCGCTCCAGCAAATCTTCTCATTGGTGGCGTCACAGATGTAGACCCTGACGTTCAGAGGGAGCTTCGCGAGCTAAACGAGGTTATTGGAGTAGGCGGACCAGATGATGGTGGTGGGTGGGTCAAGCTGGGGAAGTTCCTGCTCATGGCCCCGTTCGAGATCGGGAGATACTTAGGGGACAAGATAACTGGCAGAGAGCACACATGGGCAGGTCTTGAGAGGTTCGACCCCACCAATGAATATCAGGTCAAGCGGTTCAAGGAAGTAGCGGAGGCACTTGAGAAGAGATTCAACGTCAAGTTCTCCAGGGACAGGAACGGCATTCCGGATGTAAATGAAGTAAAGGAATTTGTCTACAAGCAGGCTCAGAAGTACGGCTTCCAGACTATTGCGAAGTCTTGGGACGATAGCTTTGGGCCTATCACGCTTCCTGGAGTGGCAATGCCAAGAGCGTGGAGGGCTGTCAACCTACTTTTTGATGCGCCATCCATCATTTACGCTCACGCATTTGGCAGGCCAGTTCTCAACTCGGACGAGTATAGACCCGGAGCGATAGAAAACACGGCTTACTTTACAGCCGACTTAGTTGGCACTATTGCCTTGACTGTAGCAACTGGAGGCGTTGCAGCGTTCGGCAAGGCTGCCACAAAAGGGGCGATAAAGTTATCAACCAAGATAGGCGAGAAGGCAGCACTGTCTGCAGCGGCCAAGAGTGGCTTGAGTAGAGAGCTCATCATGAGGGGAGCCATGCTTGCGCAGGGCACCATCGGCAACCCGAAGGTAATGGCAGAGGCTGCTCAGATGGGCCTTGTTTTTGGCATCCAGGAGGCATCAGAGGAGCTTACAGACCAGCTGGCGATGGGCGCTGTTGACGCAGGGGCTGTTCTATACGCCGGAGTAAGTTCATTCGTGCTGGGCGCAATAACCGGAGGGTTTGGCGGCGCATTTGCAAAGGCTGCTCCGTGGATTGTAAAGGGGACTGGCGGGTTTGTATCTCCGAGGACAGCCAGGTGGGTATCAGCTGTAGCTGGGGAGACTGCCATATTCGCTGGATTACAGCCTACGATCGAAAGCTTCTACTCAGAGGACGGCCTCCACTATGTTCCTCCATCGGCAGAGGACTGGTACCAGGCATTCCTGATGGTAGGCATGGGCCGCACTCTTGGGAAGTTTAACGACCCTGATTTCATACTTTCACAGCTCGCGAGGGCTGCAGCCAGGGGAAGGCCTAACGAGTTCCAGGCAGAGGCTGGGAGGCTTCTTGGGACTCTGAGCGAGGAAGAGAGGGCGAGCGTTGTTCAGCAGCTACGCGATGCGTTTGCAAAAGTTCAGGTGAGGAATTACGTCCAGAACGCCTTTGCCAGGATGAGAACGGCGTTCAACATGACAGCCAGAGACCATCCTGCAGACGAACCGAGGAGGATGTCGTTTAGGCAGAGGATGGCTGAGCTTACTGGCAACGTATGGGGGTTTGCCAGGTCCTCTGCGGAGGCGATGATTGATTTCTACAACAACAATCCACGCCTGAAGAAAAACAGGAGGGATGCCGACCACATGCTCATGACTGGTGGGCTGACGTTAGAGGAGGAGCTAGCACTCGTAGACGCAGTGCACAATCCTCTCATCGTCCGTCACCTGCTGGATATGGGCGTTGATGTAAACGCCCTGAGGGCAAGGGCAAAGATTCTCGGGATAGACGACAACAACTACGTCCCGTTTGTCATCCATAACGCCAAGTGGTGGGAGATTGCGTCTGAGGCGCTCCACCGGGCAACTGGATTGCGCCTGCGCGATCTCATGTCTGAGGGCGACATGATTATCATCGGGGAGGAAATCAATGCCAGAAAAGTTATGGGCGTTGGCGTTGACCCTGGAGAGATGGCAAGAGAGGAGGAAAGGAAGCCGGAAGCCAGCGAGTTGCGCAAGCAGCTCCTGGAAGAGGAGATGAAGAAGTACAAGGGTCAAAAGCTTGGCAAGAAGAAGAAGGAAGAAATTCTTAGGAAGGTAAACGCAGAGGTTGAGAGGATCCTTCAAGAGACACGCGCTGATGATGATACTGAGGTAGACGTTGCCAAGCCTGGAATCTATGTATTCGACGGGCGGCGGCTGGTGTGGCAAGGCGAAAACATAGCCATTGACCAGGTGCATGACCTGAAGCCTCTCTATCATCTTGCGGTGGGTCAGTATGCCGCGATGGACAAAGAGGCTATGCAGGCCATGGAGGACGCAGGGCTTCTCGAGCCAGCGCCCAAGCCAGGGTCAGAGACGGAGGAAGTCGAGGATTACGAAACTCGCGCTAAGGCGCGATACAAGGGCAATGGCGCATCGAGGGATGCTACTCGCAACGAGCACAAGGCTGCCGCCGACCTTGCAAGAATTCTCGAAGAAGACACAGGCCTCACGCCAGAGGAGATTGCTGACTATGTGTCAGCTGGTTCTGAAAACGAGACTCTCGACGTAGTCTTCAGGAACATGAAGAGGCAGCTTGACAAGGCTGGCGTGAAGATCGAGATGTCAGCAAGCGGCAAATCCGCACTAATCAACGGCAGGAAGTTTTCTGTCACGGGCGAGAGAGGCGCAATCCTTACTGCATGGCACCTACTGAGAAACGATGCTCTGCCTGAGATTCCTAAGTCCAAGGCAGAGAAGGCAAAGAAGGAGCCTCCTAAGCCAGAGGCTGCACCAGAGAAGCCCACAGAGGCTGGTGGAGGTGAGGCACCCAAGGCAGAGGAAGGGGCACCAAAGACAGAGGCAGAAGAACCCAAAGTCGAAGAAGAGGCTCCTAAGGAAGAAGAGGAGACACCTCCTAAGACAGATGAGGAAGCTCCTAAGACCGAGGTAGAGGAACCTGCTGAACCTGAGAAGCCAACCCAGGAAGCTGGGCCACCGAAAGAGGCTGAGACAAAGCAAGAGGAGCCTCCTAAGGAGAAGCCCAAAGCAAAGCCTAAAGGCCCAGGTCTATTCCGGAGGCTTGCAGACACTGTAAAGCGACTTGCTGGCGGTCCTTTAAAGAGGATGGGGCGCGAGCGCGATTCTGCGCGCCGTCAAAAGGATGTCGAGGAAGAGCGGAATGCGTTAAAGGACATTAGGGCTGCCGTAGATAGGGTGCTCGACGAGGCAAACGTAAAGGATGAGAATCAGAGGGAATTCATTCAGACTGTTGTCTACGAACACACGACGGCAGTAAGGGTTATTCTTGGCAACGAGCCGGTATACAAGGCGGAAGCCCTCGCGAAATACCTCCTAGGTCTGCCAATTAGCCCAGAGGCAAAGGCAACCATAGAATCGGATGTTAAGCAACTCATGAGGGCGCTGGAATACGCAACGAACGGAAGATTCCAGTTCACAGACGAGGGCGTCAGGTTCCGGCACACAGATGCTGATTACTACTATCTGAACAAGGATACATCGCTAAGGGGCAGGCTCGAAGCAATTTCCATGACATTGAGGGAGGTTGGATTCGAGGACCCGGGACTCTACCAGAGAATTGGCGCGGCGGTTAAGAGGAACGCACGCGCCATGACTGAGTATCACGGCCAAGGCTGGGACCCGAATGCTGAAGACGCAGTCATCATCTACGGCGAGGCTCCTCCTAAGGAGCCAGAGCCACCGGCTGAAGCCAAGACGGAAGGGCCTCAGGAAATCGAGGTTACGATTATTGACCCTGTAGAGGAGGTAAGAAAGCGTCTTCCGCCTACTGATGAAGAGCCTCCAAAGATAGACGAGAACATGACCAAGGAAGAGGCCATTCAGGGCCTCAAGGAGGTCGGTGAAATTGCCGCTCACATCCAGAAGTCCATAGACGAAATGGAGGCTCGCGTCTCTGAGCTGAAAAAAGAGGCTGATGACATCTTGGCTGGCAGGAAGAAGTTCGGCGCGGTTGGGGAGGCCAGCAAATATCTCAAAAGCATCAATGCCGCCATCCAGGCTCTCTCAGAAGAAATACCGAAGCTAAAGAGGTCTCTTGCAGCAACGGAAAAACTAAAGGCCTCCCTTGAGGGCATCATAAAGAAACGAGAGAAAGAAGAGGAGGCCGCCAGAAAGAAAGAAGAGGACGAGAAGAGGAAGGCTCAGAGTGAAGAGGTGGCAGCCAAGCATGAAGAGGCAAATGCCGCTAAGAAGAACTTGACAGATGCCCGGAAGCTCGTAGGCTCAGTCGGCGGAAAGCTAACCCAGCAGGCTCAGACGGTTCGCAGCAAGGCAGAGAGGCTGTACCTCACTGCGCTGAAGATAAAGATTTACAATACAAGAAAGCTCGAAGACGATAAATACTTGATGAGCGAGGCGGCAGCAGAGGCCAAAGATAGGCTCGAATATCTCATTGATTCAATGGGGTTAGATGACCCGCAAGACCTAGCCCGAGCTGCGATAGAGGAGGTGGAAACTCTACAGCCAAAAGATAAAAAGAAGCTAAAGGGTGACGTGAGGGAACTTGAGAGGTCGCTCAGGTCTCTTGGCGAGCTCATTACTAACTATGATGCAAGCGTCGTTGAGCTAAAGGCAGCAAAGGAGGCATTTGAGGCAGCATACAAGGATTACAAGGAGACTGCGGATAAGTACGGGATACCCACATCAAAATCGCTTGATAAGTACGCCGAGTCTGTTGACGAGTCTATAGACGTAGTATTGTCAGCTGGCACAACAGCGAGGCAGGCAAGGACTCCCAGAAAGGCAGCGAAAGCAATGAAGGAGGAAGGCGAGGAAGGCGCCGCCTCCACTGGCAAATCCGAGAAGAAGAAGGCTGAGGTTGTCCATATTGATATTGAGGGCGAGGTGGAGGAAAGTCGTCCAAAACCCAAGAAGCGCGCTGTTCGCAATGATATAGGAGATCTCCTAGAACAGCTTAAGGCTGAGAAGACACAAAAATCGGAAGGCGAAGTCGTAACTGGGATTGAGCCTGTTGTGGTCAGCGAAGAGGCTAAGCAGAAAAGATCCCGAGCAAAGAAGGAGGCTGGCGAAGAGAAAACCAAGGCTGGCAAGGAAAAGGCTAAGGGCAAGAAGAAGAAGGCTAGCGCAGAGGAGGAGATCGTGAAGATAGACATTGACACAACGCCTGTTGAGACGCCTGAATCTGCAGGCGAGATAACTGGACAGACAAGAAAAAGGAGGATGCGCTGCTAACATGTCTGCATGTAGGGACCCGCACGCAAAGGAAGTAGCATCTGAGGCTCTCAGCATCCTCAGAAGGTTCTACTCTCCCGAGGAAATGCTCCAGGGCGAGAGGATTGACAGGACAGTAGCTTCGGTGCTTAGGGCTAGAGGCGTTCCAGAAGACATGGCGCCGAAGTATGCGGCTGCCGTGCGCTCGGTGATAGCAGAGGTCGCTAGACGGTCAGGAGTTAAGAGGGCAGAGTTCAAGGAGGGCGGTGAGAACTTAATTGCGCTGTCCAGGCATGGTGGGTACGAGTGGAAGCTCGGAACGCTTGTAAAGAGAGGGTCAACAGACAGGGCGGCACTCATCAGGAAAGGGGCTAAGGTCGTTGACCTAGTAGAGAGACGACGGCAGGAGATACGAGATAAGATTGCGCATGAAGTCAAGTCCCTAAGCGAATATCTTAAGCGCATAGAGGGCTTCGTGCCTATGAGCGACATGACTGCGGCTGATATTATTGCCTCTGAGGACGTTCCCAAAGAGATAAGGGATGCCCTCGCGGCGAGGATGAAAGCCGTACTTGACGCCAAAAAGAAGCTTGCAACATTGCAAAACGCAACGCCGCGCAAGAAGAGAACGGAGGCTTACAAGCAACAAATAGCACAGGCAAAGGCGGCGGTTAAGCGGGCAGAGAAAGAGCTAGAAATCGCCCGCAAAGCTGCGGTAAGGAACTCAGTAGAAGAGGAGTGGTTGCGGGCGCTCAACACCCCGGACATAAGCAATGCAACTCGTCGAGCATTAGAAAGGCGAGGCAACAGAATCAAGGAACTTGAGCAGCAGCTAAAGGCTCTCGACGACGACGCTGTAAAGTCAGAGCTTATAGATGCCGTGCTCAGCGTTGGCGGCAGGCCATCAGTGGCATGGAACGTGTTCCTCGCGCATCACAGCCCGCATGAGGTCTTGCGAGCGCTTCAGGGATATACAGTAACCAGAAAGGTAACTCGAGAGGTTGAGGCTAAGAAAACCACCGTCGTCAACATAGAGACGGGGGAAGAGATTGAGGTAGAGCAACCATCCGGTAGAAAGACAAAGACTGAAATCCAGCAAGTTCAGATTAGCAGGGAGCGCGCCTTCAGGGAATTCATGATTGATGCCTACGGATTAACGGAGATCGAGGCATCGAAGAAAGAAGGAGAGAGCTTTGAGGAGTACGTTCACAGGATGGTTCGCATGGCAGCCGCTAGGATTATCAAGTCATCCCAGGCTGACATCATAGTGGCTCATTCAGATGCCATCGTGCTAAACCCTGCTGCTCTCGGCGGTTATGTGAGCCGTGATATGAGCGACACGGAATCCAGGCAGATTGCGGTTGAGGAAATCATCTCTAAGAGAGCAGGCAAGCCGGTAAACGAGATGTCGTCCAGCGAGATAAGGCGCACGTACGAGAATGAGCTAGGGGCGACAGCACATAAAGCGTGGGGCCTTAGTAAGAAGGAAGCGGAGCTGCTTGCGTCAACACTCGACATAACACGGTCAGACAAGGAAATCAGAGCAGCAAGGATTAGAGCTAGGGAGAGAGTGGTTTCAGACCTTTCTGCAAACTTTGAGGACATAAAGGAGCAGATAACCGACCTCATAAAAGCCAAGGTATCTGGCGATATGGAGGAGTATTACAATAAGTACACAGAGAAGCTATACAGGGGTTGGAAGATCAGCGACAAAGAAAGGGCTGGTGACATCAATCAAGCTCGAAAGGCTGTAGAAGCCGAAACAAAGGCACTTCTCAAGCAGATACCAGAACGCTTATTCAAAAAGAAAGTCAAAGACCCTGAGTCTCACGAGAAAGAGATAGGCGCCACAGCTCTTCGCATTATTGCTGGAGAAATATCGTCGAGGGACTCCTTCATTGTGCAAGAGATTGAAATGCTGCGGAAGGCATACAAGGAGAGCAACACGAACCAGAAAGATAGTGCCTTAGCCGCAGAAATGGCTACCAAGGTTGACATGACTGCAGAAGAAGTTTTGTATCTGCTGGAGTCTCCTTTGAGGTATGCCATAGCTGGCGAGGATATAACTTTTGGCTCTGCTGAGGGATATCGCGGAGTTCACATGTCGCATTCATTTGTGGACTCCCCAATGCGTCTGTACAGAGTCATGCAAGGCTTTGAGAGGAGCCTCAAGAATGCACGCATCACAGTTCAGAGGGCAACTCTTGATGACGGCACAGTAGTCTTCGATGCTATCTTTTCAGCAGACCCAGGAAGCCCATGGGAGGAGATGGATGGGGAAATCATTGGCACGGCGAGCACTCCGGAGATGGCAAAAATCTTCGCGCTTGCTGGCCTTCACAGAAGGATATTCCAAAGCGCGGCCCAACTCGGAATAAGAGGGCGCGCCCTGGAGACCATTGTCGGAGAGCCGGAAGAATCCGACATCGTTGGGTCAGCTATTTCAGATATTCTTCTGCACGATAACTTCGAGTTTGCGATGTTCAGGCTGGCAAGGGCTGCCTACCTCAACCCGAACAACACAGATGCGATAGAGCTTTACACGAGGTTATACGCCCAGCTTCCATCAACAGTGGCTATTTACTACCCAGCGCCTGCGACTCTCACCCAAGATCCTGGCAACTTCGTCTCACTTCTCAACCAGAAGCTCGCAATGCTATCGGACACGGCAAGGGCCGATACAATACTGACTGACCCAGCGGATGGCGACGTAGACGTGGAGTCATACCACGGCACGTTGCATGCCGTGAGGCTTGAGAAGGGGCTAAATGAAATCCTAAAGCGCGTTGCAACTGTAGCCCCTGCGAGCTGGGAGAGGGAGTCGTACAACTTAAATGAGTTCCTCACAGACATCACTCAGTACATCGAGGGATTTGACCAAGAGCTAGGTCAGAAGATAGCCAGGAAGTACACATACATTGACGATGAGGGGAACATCCGCTGGAAGGAGTCTTTGATAGATGCTCTATACCAGCATGGCAGGTTCGGCGAGAAGGCATACATGTACTCTCCAACCTCTGCTCTCATAGAGGAGTTGGCTCTCGGTGACGTTGTCTTTGTAGTAAGAGAGACTGGGTCAAGGCTTGAGAGGATTGGAGGTGAGGCTGATGACATTGCCATGGCGGCATCAGGGCTGATTACTGAAGAGTTCCTCTCACAGCCGTCTTCCGAGATTGGCGAGATGAGGAAGGTTCAGGAGGTTGTATTCGCGCTTGCCAGGGAAGTGGCTGAGCTTTCGGGTGGAGACGTAGGCCTTAGGGATGTTGCCGGCAAGTACAAGCCATCCATGGAGGCTATAGAGATTATGCGTTCCATGGGTTGGGTTGACCCTGAGGACGCCCACAGCATGGCTAATGCCGATGACATGTCTATCTCCGATGTGGAGAAGCTCATTCGAGCAAAGGTCGGTCGAAAGGCGTCCACTATGATCGAGAACGACCTTGCCCGCAACGTAGACGCCATCCGCAACGCAATTCGTGAGGTTGACGCCGAAATTCAAAGAGTCCATGACAAGGTCATTTCTGAACTGCAGGCAGAAGGAAAGCTGCCGGACACCCTTGTAGAAGACAAGCTCAAGGAAGGAGAGGAGAAGAAGGGCGATCTCGTCAGGTTGGTGGAATCAGAAGATGGCGGGTTCGAGATTGTCGTCATAGAACCAGAGGCTGAGGCGAAGAAGGATGACGAAGAAAAGACGCCATTCGAGAAAGAGCCGGAGCAGAAGCCGAAGAACATTCCGAAATGGCTGGAAAATGCCAACGTTAAGATAACAGCCAGGAAAGAGAGCCAGGAAGAAGTCAAGCCAGATGCAAAAGACACGATTGAATACCGCCTTGCGACTAACGAGGAGTACCAGAGGCTGCTAAACGCGAAGTCAAAGCTAACTGGATATATTCGACGCCTTGAGTATCTTCGCTCTATGATTGGCACAAACAGTGAGGGGCTTGCAAATGCGGCAAGGAAAGGCCTCAACACACAGAAGAATGAGAGACTTGCAGAATACGACTCTCGCATGAAGCGCGTCATGAGCGATATAAACGCAGGTCGCAGCGACATGCCAGCAAAGGCGCGAGAGGCGATGAAAGATGTTAGGATTTTAGGCCTTGATGAGTACTTTAAGCAGGCATTTGACGCACAGCGGAAAGCCAGGCAAAACACTGTAGATATGCTTGCTGCTGTTGCCGACCTGGTAAAGCACGATACATTCATGGTGAAGATGTCACAGAAGAAGACTCTCACAGAGGAAGACGTTACGCTGATTAGGATGAGGGCTGTACAGATGCTCAGCCTGCTAAACTCTGCCGTAAGGTCAAAAACCATTTCCAGGGAAAGCCTGTTAGACGCCTCAAAGAGGGTGGAGGCTGTGTCTGCAATCGCGCCGCATTTGAACGCATGGGTGGTGGCTGGCCCGTCTGTCCATCACATGAAAACAAAGGTGGAGGTATCCGGACAGGCTAGGTCCACAGCAGCCAGTAAGAACAAGGGAGATAAGGGCAAGAAGTACATAAAGACATCCATCGTACTAAGGTCGCTTCACAACCCAAACGTCACCATGTCCGTGGAAGCGCCGACTATGGACATGGAGGCTAAGCCAGAAAAGGTTGTCAACACAGGTCTAAAGTTCATACATCCTATTGTGATATCGAATGAGGGTGGGCAAACAGTTCTGAGGGTAAGGAACCTGCTCTCAGAGGCTATCGAGAAAATGACCGGAGGCCCTGCTCAGCCGATGATTTACCCCGGGGCCAACAATGTGCACACCCACGTATACTCGGCGATGTTCAACGCTCTCTCAGAAGGAAGGCTTCACGAAGTGGTATCCGAGGCCCGCAAGGCGCCGAAAAGCATACTTGGGGCCGCCATTAGAGAGGCCGCAGATCTAGTAAGTGACGTATACAAGAGCAGATATCGCGCATTTTCGGAAGGCTCTGGAGGATTGGAGAAGTTGCGCGATATCTTTGGCGACGAGGCTACAATCCAATCCCTTATATTTACCGGGAACGTTAAGTACGATTTCGAGGCTGGTGTTGCATACGTTACGCCAGAGGAAGGAGGAAAGCCCGAGCGCATCAAGGCAACTGCAGAGCAGGCAATGCTGCTCAGGATGCTGAGGAACAGACTGTCTTCTGTTGTGGCAGACTACGCGAAGGCTGCCGCAATATCGAAGAATATCGCCGACGCTGTAGGCGGCGTAACAACAGATGTGAGGTTCTGCTAGTATGTCAACTAAGTGTGGAGTTTATACGCAGCATCAAGTGGTAGACGCCTACCTCAACTGGCTGCAAGGCAAAGCAGCAGCTGACGGCATGGCGGTCACAGAAGACATGACATTGTCAGGCGAGCTAGCGTCAGAGTTCTCTGCATATTTCAAGGAACTTACTGGAGTAGAGCTAGACGAGAAGACATTGATGCAGGTCATGATTGCCGCCTCCGAACGATTCAACGTAGAGAGGCGTTACTGGGGAACCAGGAGGGAGACTCTGGCTGTTGAGAGGATCGAGTCCAGTGACTACATATCTTACCGTCAGGCAGCCAGAATCCTGGAAAAGAAGCTGAATGCTGCGTACCACAAAGGTGATTGGCCTTACCTCAAGGCGATTTATCAGTCGTTGCTAGGCGGTAACAGAGTCAGCCGCGCTCTCAACTTCATCCAAGTGTCCCATGCCAATAGGCCTACCAGGGTCTTGGAGGAGATGGGCGCTACATTCCTATCCAGAAAAGAGATAGTAGAGATGTTAAGAGAGCTGGAGCCACAGCTAGAGCAGATGGCAGGGAAAAAGCTCTCTATGGTTGGTTACCAGAAGCTCCTGTTTAGGGTCGCCTATTTGAACCCTACCTGGCTCAAGACCAACTACTCCGTCTTGTACGACCTGGTCATGCACGCTGTAGGCCCTCTCCACGAGGCTATCAATGAATACGCAATTAATGCCAGGAAGCTTTTATCACTTCCAACTCATGAGAGGGTGAGGGAGCTTTCCATAGACTCCGACTTTTCTATTCGTGACACCGCAGAGTCCCTGGAGAGGCCTAGGGGATATGTCAAGAATCTGGTTGCTAAGTTCCTGACGGAAATGTCCGACCGTCAGTTCGAGGCAATCCAGGCCTACAGGTACATGCTTTCAGTTACTGGGAAGAAGATGCCTCCAGCGAGATATGACTTTGAGATTCAGCTTCGTCTCATGAATGGTAGGGACAGAAGGCTTGCGCAGGTCATCGCGTTAGGCATCCCCAACCCAGAGACGGGAACATTTATGACAGGAGGTGGATTGGCGTGGTTGATGGAGCCACTCGCCAATGCTGGCGAGAACACTGAAGAGGTAGCGCGAGACGCCATCATGTACATGGTGGCACTGCGCACGCAGGAGCTCCACAGGTTACATGCAGAGAGGCAGACCCGACAGGCTCTTCTCGAGAGGACGGCAGATGAGCCTCCAGAATCGTTGCCAGAGGCTGCTGACACCTTATCCGGCATCGGAAGTGAAATCGAGACTGAGTTAGAGGCTGCCAAGGCAATCATTGACCACATCAAAGAGAAGTATGGCGAGAGCGTGAAGCACTTAGAGGAGGCTCACGCCCGTTACGTGGAGTGGTCACGAGCTCTCTTGCACTACGCGCAGAAGAGGAACTACATTAGCAAGGCTGACTTTGACACAATGACGAGAGGCTCTGAGTACTACGTAGCCCTTCTCAGAGTCATCGCCGACCCGGTATCTGAAGGCGAGGGCGAGGATGTCCTGAAGGCAGTTATTGAGTCCAGGCAATCTTCCAGCAGCGGCCTCATGGGAGCCACGGAGGTCTTGAGAAGGCTGCAGGGAAGCGCGAAAGAGATTCAGAACCCTTATGTGAGCCTCATCCAGATGACTCAAAGGATTATGGACGAGGTAGACAGGAACGCAGTAAAAGCTGCCTTCCTCATGCCCATCCTTCCTGATGGGGTCCTGCCCATTAACGCAGCCAACGCTTCTGAGGAGGAGCTCTATGATGAACTCAACTTCAACGCCACGCTGTTTGGAAGCATAGCCAGGCCTGTCAGCTCCTCAGCCAAGATTACAAAGAACGTCATTGAAGTAAGGCTCCCAACTAAGGACGGGTCTGTCGTAAAGACTCTCTGGCACATCCCAGACGCTGACTTAGCGGCAGCCCTCGGGCCTGGAACAAAGCTTGATAACAAGGCGGCAAGGGCCGTGGCGGCAGTCATTACGATGGTACGCAACATGTACACGAAGAACCCTCAGTTCGTCATCAGGAACTTGTTCAGGGATGTGCAGTCTGCGAACCTCATGTTTGGGACTTTGGCACCGGCACATGCATCTGTCATGAGCATGTTCCGTGAAGCCAGGGAAATGTACCGCGCCAACAAGGTACAGGGTAACAGGAACTCCCTCTGGAGGACGATGGAGCTATGGGGAGGCGGGCAGTTCGGCTACTTCATGACCGACCCAGGCTCATACAAGAAGATGTTGATTGACGCTATCAAGCAGAGTGGCGGCAACATCAACGTCGTAGTCCCGCACAACATGTTACGAAGCTTCCTTGACAAGTTGGAAGGCGTTATGGCTTCCACAGAGTCTGCGAGTAGGCTTGCAGCCTTCAACAGGCACAAGGAGGATTACATCAGGAAGCACGGAAACGACCCAGACTTCGAGATTGCTGATGCGTACTACTACGCAGCCTACAAAGCAAGGAGTCTCACGGACTTTGCCGTAGCCGGATCCACGATTAAGCTGCTCAACTACTTCGTCCCGTTCCTAAATGCAGGAGTGCAGGGCCTGAAGGCAGAGTGGAGGACGATAACGACTGGCAGGGGGTTCGCCAGAATCATGGCGTACAACCTCATTGGTGCTGCCATAGAGGGGCTTTGGAACGAGTGGCAGGACGCCACCGAAGAGCTTGCCACACTGCCAATGTGGAGGAAGCTCACGTTCTGGAACTTCAAGATAGGGAATCTGTGGATTATGGTGCCCAAGCCCTTTGGGCTTTTCGCGGCTCCTTCTTACTTCTTCCAGACAGGGCTTATCAAGTACCACGCATCCAGAATGCCAGAGGGTTCCGGGGAGCGGATGTCCATCGAGACTGCGCTAAACATCGAGATGGCCAAAGGCGTGAACCCGTATTCCCTCTACAGGCATCTCTACTACGCTATCAGCCCTTTAGATGTGGACTTGCTTGCCCCTCCAGGAATCAGCCCTCTCGTGTTCAACTACGACGCATTCCGTGACAGGCCAATCGTCCCGGATTACGAGCAGGAGCAGGCGGTTGATGAGAGGAAGGGCACCAAGTACTCCTCGAAGATTTCCCAGATGCTATCTTCGGCTGTATCAAGTATGGGTATTGGGTTAGACCCTCGGAACATTGACGTTGCGATTAGCGAGTTCTTTGGGTGGTACGGCAAGGTAGCTGTATCCATGACGAGGGAATACGTGGACCCACTTCCTGTTATGGGTCTTGGGTGGTTAGGTCGTTCTGCGGGCGGCATTTCCCCTCAAGCGCAGATGGCTATGCAAATGGCAAGGAGGTTTTCGTCTGCAGGCTTTGAAGCAGATAGCGATACTGATGATGAGGGAATGACTCCTGCGGGAGTTTCCAAGGCATACATGGAAGTGTCCAAGATGTTCCAGGACATGTACACCAAGGCTTCTTCCTCGGCAGAGAAAGAGAGAATAGCCAGGGATTACAGGATTTTCGCTGCATCCCTGGCTAATCTATTCTTCGCAATTGAGGAGCCTGCGTCCACTGTCCAGAAAGTCAAGAAGGAAGTGGACTACAGCATTTACAAAAGCAACTAGCTCATCCCGGAGTTTGTGAAGAACTCGATGGCTTGTTCGAGTTCCATTTCTTTCGGGAAGAGCAGCGCATATCTCCTCATATCTGGGATGAGTCTCTCTTCGGCGAGCTTCATGTGCCAGCAGATGTTTCCGAAGGCACCTGCTTCACATGAGCATTCCAGAGCTTTCTTGGCTCTGGCATCTACCACGACTTCATGCCTCAGCCCTGGTCTGGAGCGTGAGGCTACCACGTACTTCACCCTGCCCTTCCCGAATGGGACTGGCATGGACAAGTTCGCGGGTTCCGGTGTTTCCTGTTCGAGCATCTCATCGAAGGTAAGGTTGACAAGCTCCTCTACGGCCTTGTCTCTTACAACTCCTCTCTTCAGAGATGACCTAAGTGACGTTTTTGCTAGTGCTCTCATAGGGTCCATGTCATTTTCTCCATGGTTCCCATGTTCCACCTCGCTTGCTTCTTGCTTGTCAAGGGCTTTTATGCGCGACCTTGTCAATCTACCCTTCGATGGGTCTGCGGCATTCTCATCCGCTGGCACATACTGAAGCAGTGGCTTCTTCTCCTGGTAGAGTTCTCTTGCCTTGGTAACGAGGTCAAGGTTAGCGGTTCCTTGGTAGGTGCCATCCGTTACCCTGATGGCGTACTCCGAGTCTCCGCAGATGGCATCCCCAGGCTCGCACATCTCGAGAGCCTTAATCAAAGCGGTGAGCTCAGCCCTGTTGTTCGTCTGAGCGCCTTCAACAGGGTAGCAAATTAGGTCAATTCCGTCAAATACGTATGCTTCAGCGGAAGCATCCGATGAACCGTTTGCTAGGCAAACTCCGTCAAAGTAGATGGTTCTCATGTTGTTTCCTCCGGGTTAGAAGGCAGTATACCCGATTTGCAAGTCCAGGGCAAATCCAGAATTGCCGTTTTTTGCCGCCTAGAAGGCGCGTAGCGCGCAGATAGGCGCGAAGGGGTGTTCTGATAGGGGCAAGACAGGAAAAGGGCTTCTACGGGGCTTTTAGAAGGCAAATCCAGTATTTGGGCATTTTTGATTGTGTGTGGTGTAGGCAAGAAAGAAAGAAAGAAAGTAAGCAAAGAAAGAAAGAAAGAAGCTAGATCTCTTAACAGGCCTGCTAGGCCTTAAATCCCTTCACAGAAATCTCTTAACAGAGATTTCTGCTCAGGCCTTTAAGGCCTAAGACCAAAAAAAAAAAAAAAAAAAAAATAAAAATTATGTGTGTAAAAAAAAAAAAAAAAAAATTAATATAAAATTAATAAAA